CGGTGGTGAGGTTCATATCGGCCCCCAGCGGTTGACGCCGGCCTCCTGTGCCTGCACGTCGAACGGATCGCGCTCGCAGGGCACGCAGCGCCCGCAGAGCTCACCGTCGTAGAGCAGCCGCGGGGCAGTCGGCTCACCGCAGCCCCGGCACTCGACGGCGCGCTCGGGGGCGTTCTCGGCGTCGATCACCGCCCGGCAGTCCGCGCAGGCGTGGTCCGGGTCGCCAGGCACGGCCGGGAGGTCGCAGTAGTCGCAGAGCTCGAGCGGCCGGCAAGCGGGGCAGAGGGCGTGGAGGTGGCAGGGGGCGCCGCACTGCGCGCAGGGGTGTGCGCGGTAGGGCAGCGTCGCGATGGGCTGCGGGTCGGGCAGGCAGTTGTGGGTGCCGTAGGTATCCATGCGGTCCTCCTCGTTGTGGGAGGACGGTAAGCAAACTTTACGAGCATGTCAAGCAAGATTGACCGCCGGGGCAAAAAAATATCCGGCTACCCGCGGGTGCCGTCTTTCGGCCGCACCCCTTTCCCCCTGCCAATGAGAGCCACTTTCGATTGTGCCGGGTCATCGGCCGCGCCCAACAGGAATTGCCCATAACGCAGCAAATCCACCCGCTTGGGTGGGGCAAGTCGCCACAGCGTATCCAGGAGGGCAGGGGCCTCGGGCAGGGCGGTGGCGTCCTTCATCGGGCCATGCCCCGTGGCAAGCCATTCAGCCGTTACGCCGAGGGCGCGGGCGGCCTTGAACAGATGCTCCATGCGCAGGTTCGTGACCTGCCCGCCGAACCATTGCCCGACGGCGGCACGGCTGATCCCGGCGATCCGGCCCAGCTCCGCATAAGACTCGACGCCTGACTGGTCGTAGGCGGTCCGGAGTCGCTTCTGCAGGGGCGTCGTCATCGCCGAAAGCCTACGACCGGGCGCGGCAACGATGCTTGACAAGCGGGTAAATCATGCTTTACCGTCAGGTCGCCATGAAAACCAAAGACGCAGTGAAGTTTTTCGGGAGTAAGGCCGCGCTGGCGCGGGCTCTTGGTGTCGAGCGTCAGGCCGTCACGAACTGGGGCGACACCGTGCCGGAAGGCCGGCAGTACCAGATCGAGGTAATTACCCGCGGCAAGCTGAAGGCTCCGAAGGTGCAGCCGAACGCCGCTTAGGTTTCAGGCCCGAGGCTGACCCGCTCGGGCTGTTCGCTAACGGGTGCATGGCCAAAGTTAAGCCGGACGCGTTACGTCAAGTTTCGGTGCGCAGGGGAGGGCGAAGGCGTGAGGACAATCCGACTGATGGGCTCGACGGCCCAGCGGCGCTGGCAACTCGGATTTGTTGCGGCGTTTCTGGAACGCCTCATGGCGCGGGTTTGGACGCCTGCCGCTACCCGCGGCCCGAAGGTGATCGAGCGCGGCGGCGTGCTGCGACCCGCGCCCGGCGTCGTCATCAACCTGTCGCGAGACAGTGCGCAAGCCCCCGAGAAGGGCACACCGAAGCCGCCCGGCCGGACACCCCGCCCATCCGCGAGCCCGTCCCCGGCCGGGCGGCCGAGGTTCATCGACTGGATGGCGCGCGTCTCGCCGCTCCTCGCCAGGCGCATCCCGTGGCGGCACCTGACCGGAGGCTCCGCATGATGGCCGAGGGCGCCGCCGGCAAGCAGGGCCTGCCCGTGACGCACGACCCGGGCCGCGTGCTGCGCCCGGGCGACAAGGGCTTCGCCGAGGCGACCAGGACGCCACCGCAAAGCAAGACCCGCCGCTGCGTCGTGTGCACGTCGGAGTACGTGCCAACCGGCAACGCGCAGAAGCGCTGCCCGAAGTGCTCCGCGAAGCAGAAGCCGCCGACGAAGCCGCAGGCCGCCGCGAGCCCGCCAGTGACTGGGGGGGGGGCGGCAAGCCCGCTCGCGTCAACGGTCACGCCCCGAAGGCCACGCCCGAGTCCTACGCCACGGTCATCGCCGAGCTGAAGGCCAAGCGCGCGCAGCTCGACGCCGCGATCCCAGCACTGGAGGCGCTCAGTGCAGCTTGACCTGCTGACCGACACGCCGCGGGCCAGGACGACCGATCCCGCGACCAGCCACCGCGCCGCCGCGCGTGTGCGCGCCGACCTCGGGCGCCAGCAGCAGCTCGTCCTCGACTGGGTGCAATGCTTCCCTGGCCACACCTCCGCCGAGCTCGCCCAGGAGATTGCGCGTGCCCGTGACGACGACCCGCGCCTGTGGCCGAAGTACCGCCCCATGCTCGGCCGGCGCCTGCCCGAGCTCGTGCCCGTCCACGCGCGCAAGGGCGGCGCACGGCGCTGCGAGGTCACGGGCGAGGAGTGCATCACGTGGTACGCGATGTGATGGCCCTGCCAGAGCCGCCGATTGCCGCCGACGTGGATCTGCGCGGCTACGGGTTCATGCCGCTCTACGGACACCATCTGTTCGGCTCCGAGTTCAACGCGCGGGCCTCCGATGCTGCCTGGCGCGCCGGCGTCACGCTCTGGTGGGCCTCGTGGAACCAGGTGCCAGCAGGCTCTCTGCCTGACGACGACGCGGCGCTGTGCCGACTGGCCGACCTGGGCCGCGACGTGAAGGCGTGGAAGAAGCTGCGAGATCACGCACTGCATGGCTTCGTCCTCTGCGCCGACGGGCGTCTCTACCACGGCTACCTTTGCCAGCTCGCCGCCGAGGCGTGGGACAGGCGTGTACGCGAGCGTGAGCGCAAGGCGAAGTACAGGGCGTCGAAGGAACGTGCCGGAGACGGGGACAACCACGGGACACAGAGCGGGACCAAGACGGGACGCGAGCAGGGACGGAACAGCAGACAGGGACAGGGAGAGGGACAGGGAGAGGGACAGAGACAGGGAGAGAGAACTATTCCGCTCGCTTCGCTCGCGCAAGATGCGCGCGCAGGCGCGACCGCCGACGATGTTCCCCGTGGAACGTGGGGCAAGCCGGAGCACGAGCAGGTCTTGCTGCTCAAGGCGAAATACCCGCGAGCTCCCCGCGAGGACTGGATCGCCGCCGAGAAGCACATCGCGCGCCTGGTGCTCGACGCCGGAGCGACCTGGGAGGCGCTGACCGCCGGCGTCGAGCGCTATGCGGCGTACTGCCGGGCGACCGGGCGTATCGTCGCGAACCCGGCGAACTGGTTCGGCGCCGCGGACAGACCGTGGCTGCAGTCGTGGGCGCTGCCCGAGCCCGCGCAACGCCCGCAGCGCGGCGGGCTCGCCGTCGACCCGGAGGAATGGGCGAGTCGCCCGGAGGCCGTCAATGCTGGCCGCTGAACGCCCGCAATTCGTCGCGATCCTCGGAAGGCTGGGGAAGGTGTTCGACCGCACGCTCGACGCCGACACGCTCGACGCGTACTGGGAGGCACTGCGCGATCTGCCGCTCGAGGCGCTGCGCGCACGGGCCGAGACCTGCATTCGCGTCGCGAAGTTCTTCCCGAAGCCACGCGAGCTGCGCGAGAACCCCGAAGGCGAACGGCGCGTCGTCGACACGCGCAGCCCGGATGCCGGCGTCGACGCTTGGGGTGCGACGCTCAATCGCTGCATGTTGCGCGTGGTGATCGGCCGCTTGGTGCGGACGCATCAGGCCGTCGATGACCCGCGCCTGTCCGCGATGATGGCGTACAAAAATCGCGTCGCCGCGCAGATGCGCGAGGCGAACACGAGCGCAGACGAGTGGCGTGACATGGTGCCCGGCGTCATCGCCGAGCTCGAGAGGCTGGCCGCATGACCGCCGCCCGCCGCATCCAGCTCACCCTGGCGCAGCTCTGCCGGCAGTACGACCTGCCCGAGCCGGTGGCGGAATTTCGCTTTCACCCGGAGCGGCGCTGGCGCTTCGACTGGGCCTTCCCCGAGCGCAAGATCGCGGTCGAGATCGACGGCGGCGTGTGGATCGCGGGCCGCCACAACCGCGGCAGCGGCTACCTCGCCGACATGGAAAAACTCAACGCCGCAGCCGAGGCGGGCTGGCGCGTCCTGCGCTACGCCACCGGCCGGATCGACATGGCGCAGCTCGCGCGGGTGCTCGGCTGATGGCCGGCCGGCTCGATCTGCAGGCGATGCGCGCGCTCAGCGAGTCGCCCGCGGAGACCGCCGCGCGCCTCCAGCACGAGCGCCAGGTGCTGCAGGACGTGCTCGAGGCGGCCATGCGGGCGCTGACGTTCCTCGGCGATCCCTACGCGCGCCAGACGCTCCGAGCCATCCGCCAACAGCTTGCCGTCGCACGCATCGAGGTGAACGCATGAAGGCTTACCTGCGCAACCTGGGGCTGTTCCTGGCCGGCTTCCGGTGGTGCTTCTCGCGGGAGTACGCGACGCAGCGGCTCGCCGACCAGCATGCCGGCATCGCCTACCGCAAGGGCTGGGGTCCGTGGCAGTTCGTGCTGCTCGTCTACTGGTGGGACTACGGGCTCGCGGTGCTGCTCGGCCGTGGGGTGCAGTCGCTGTCGCGCGCTTTCGAGTTGCTCGGCGAGGACCACTGGCTGCGCACCGGGCCGATCCTCTGGGGCTCCGTCGACCTGTGGCAGTAGGGCGACGATTCACGCACGAGCAGCGCACTTGCGCGATATGCGGTGCTGCCTTCGTGGGCTGCTACGAGCCGAAGCGACGCTGCGATTCCTGCAGCGGGATCGTGCGCTACTGGCGCCGCCGGACGTTGCAGGCGCTGCGCGTGGCACGGTCCGCGCTCGTCGCCAAGGTGCGTAAGCTCGACCGAATCGCTGTTATCCTGACCGAGGAAGAACGCTATGACCGACCCGACCATCGAACGGACCGTCGTCTCCATCCGGGAGAAGTGCCGCGCTGCGGCCCGTGAGGAGGTCTCCGCTGCCATCGTGGCCGTGCAGAACACGGCCGCCGAGGAGTTGCGTGGCCTCGGGCCGTTCACCGGCAAGCCGCTCACGGTCGAGGACCTGTGCCACGCCGCCTACCAGCCGAACAGCCTGCAGCACCCGGCGATCGTGAGCGCGATCGAGCAGCGCGCCGGTGTGCTCGTCGACCAGTTCGTGCGCGACTGGCTCGTCGAGCAGAAGGGCGCCGAGACGGCGCCGGATGAGCCGACCAGGGCGGGCGCGAGGCGGGCGTGACGCTACCGAGGCCGGCACGCGAATGGACCCGAGCCGCTCTCCTGTGGTCGCTGGTGCGCCTGGCGGTGCTGGCCCTGGGCCTCGCCATCCTGCTCAAGCTGGCGCTGCTCCTCGGCCTCGTGAGCTGGGCGTAACGAGCTCCGCTGCTTACCGGGCACTACGCCCGTTCCTGCAGCGCTTTGTGGATGCGTACCTGACCGGCTGCCGCCCGACCGATGCGATGCGCCGCGCGCACCCGTGGCTGAAGCGCCCGGACGTTGCCGCCTCGAAAGCCCTCGATCGGCCGGACGTGTGCGCCGCCCTCGAGGAGCTGCGCGAGGACATCGCCGCGCGCGCCGGGGTGAAGCCCGCCGACGTCATCCGCGGCCTGGCCGCCGTGGCGTTCGGCGACATCCGCCGCCTCTACGATGCCGAGGGCCGGCTGCTGCCGCCCAACGAGTGGCCCGATGACGCGGCCGCCCAGGTCGCGGGCTTCGAGGTCGAGGAGCTGCGCGAGGACGGGCAGGTCGTCGGCCGGGTCCGCAAGGTGAAGCGCTACGACCGCGTGCGGGCGCTCGAGGCGCTGGCCAGGCACCCGGCGGTATTCCCACAGGCCGCCGAGCTCGACCGGGCGGCGCAGGGCACCTCGGTGTTCAACATTCAGATCAACATCGGCGGCGGCCGGTGAGCATCGAGTACACCTCACCCGGGCCGGTCGCCGACCGCTTCCTGCTGTCCACCGCGTTCATCGACGGCATCCGCGGGCCCTTCGGCTCGGGGAAGAGTACGGCCGCAATCATGAAGCTCATCAAGAACTGCGCCGAGGCGCGCCGGCAGAAGGACGGCTGGATCAGGCGCCGGACCGGCATCATCCGCAACACCTACCCGGAGCTGAAGACGACGACCATCAAGACCTGGCACGACTGGATCCCGAAGGACCGCGGCCACTGGCGCGACCAGGGCCCGCCGTCGCATCACCTGGTCGACCAGGAAAACCGCATCGACTGGGAGGTGTGGTTCGTCGCCCTCGACAGCGAGAAGGACGTCGCGCGGCTGCTGTCGATGGAGCTCTCGGATGCCTGGATCAACGAGGCGCGCGAGATACCGAAGGCGATCCTCGACGGCCTGACCGGCCGCGTCGGTCGCTACCCGAAGGCGGTCGACGGCGGCTGCCCGAACGCGCAGATCCTGCTCGACACGAACAGCCCGGACTCGGATCACTGGTGGTTCGTGCTCGCCGAGCGCGACACCTCGACCGAACGCAACCGCCAGTTGATCGCCAGCATGGATGAGGCCGAAGCGCAGCTCCGCGCGGAGGGCGTGCTTGGCCAGGACCAGCCGCTGATGGAGTTCCACGCGCAGCCCGGGGGACGTGAGCCGGGCGCCGAGAACGTCGCCAACCTGCGCCCCGGCTACTACCAGTTCCTGATGGCCGGCAAGTCCGAGCAGTTCATCAAGGTCTACGTCGACAACTGCTACGGCTTCGTGCAGGACGGCAAGCCGGTGTACCCGGAGTACCGCGACTCGCTGCACTGCCGTGAGTTCGAGGTGATGCCAGGACGCCCCGTCGTGGTCGGCCTCGATTTCGGCCTGACGCCCGCGGCGGCGCTGCTGCAGCGGACAGTGATGGGGCAGTGGCGCTGCGTCGACGAGCTCTGCGCGAACGACATGGGCGCGGCGCGCTTCGCCAAGGCGCTGGGGCCGGTCCTGAAGGAGCGCTTCCCGGCCACGCGCGAGTTCGCCATCTGGGGCGACCCGGCTGGCGCAGAGCGCGACGCTGACGAGCGCACGGTGTTCCAGGTGCTCGCCGCCAACGGCATAGTGGCCCGCGCCGCGCCCTCGCAGGATCCCACGCTGCGCCGCGAGGCAGTGCGCCAGCCGCTCGGCCGGCTCATCGACGGCGAGCCCGGGCTCGTCGTGCACCCGCGCTGTCACATGATCCGCCGCGGCCTCGGCGGGCGATTCCGCTACCGGCGCGTGCAGGTGTCGGGCACCGAGCGTTACGAGGACAAGCCCGAAAAGAACGAGTACAGCCACCCGTGCGAGGCACTCGAGTACGGGCTGCTCGGCGGCGGTGAGAACGCGAAACTGCCCGTCGGCGGCGCGGCGCTGCCCCCCGGCCCCATTCGGGTGAAGAACGACTGGAAGGTGTTCCGTGGGCGGTAGGTTCAAGCTCGAACGACCGGCGCACCGTCGCTATTTCGTCGTCATCACACGCGGCGAGCCGCACTGGTGGGACCGCTTCCTCGCGCCCGGCAAGACGCACTGCGCGCTGCTCATCTGGGACGAGTTCGTCTACTTGTACCTCAACCCCACGCTCGGCATCACCGAGGTCTCGCTGGTGACCACCGGGGACGCGGAGTTCGCGCCGCCCGAGCAGATCCTCGCCGAGGATCCGGACGCGGTCATCGTCGAGGCCGAGCTCGAGTGGGACGAGGGCATGCGCGCGCCATGGATCTGGGCGCCGGTCACGTGCGTCGAAATCGTCAAGTCGGCCTTGGGAATTCGTCGCTTCTGGCTGTGGACGCCCCTACAGTTGGAGCGGTACTTGAGGAGCAGGCCATGGGCAAGAACTTCGCCAACATCTTGAGCCAGAACCGGGAGGCGGCCAAGTTCAAGGCCGTGTCCAAGGGCGCGACCCCTGGCGAGCCCTCGCGCCTGAAGGTCGGCCGCGGCCCGGCCGGCGCGGCGCCGGAAAACGATCCGGCGCGCATCACACGGAGGCGGTAACCATGGGTGGCAGCAAACCGAAGCCGGCGCAGCCGACGCGTGAGGAGCGCGCACTGATGCGCGCGCAATTGCAGACGCTTTCCAAGCAGGACGAGGAGATTAACGAGCGCAAGCGGCGCATCATCCGCGGCCAATATTCGAGCTTCGGCGGCCTGCTGAAGCGCTCCGGCACGCAGTCAGCGGGCGGTGCCGGCACTGGCGGCTCCGGCGGCTCCGGCGGCACGGCCCGCATCCCCACGCCGCCGCGCCCAGGCGATCGCCGGTGACGGAGGCCGCACTGCCGCGCGGTCTCGGCGGCCTCGACGGCATCCTCAAGCGCTACGAGGCCGCCGTGCAGCGGCGCGCGCTGTGGTCGTCGCTCTACCGTGAGTGCTACCGCTACGCGATCCCGAGCCGCCAGCTCTTCCTCGACTACGCCCCCGGCCAGGAGAAGGAAAACGAGCTCTTCGACTCCACCGCCGTGCATGGCGTGAAGGAGTTCGCGAGCCGGATGCAGTCGACCATCTGCCCGCCGTGGCGGCACTGGTCGCTCCTCGAGCCCGGCCCCGGACTGCCGCCGGAGATGCGCGAGTCCGGGCCGATCAAGGCCAGGCTCGAGGAGCAGACCGGCATCCTCTTCGCCCACCTGAACCACTCGAACTTCACGCTGAAGAGCCACGAGGCCTTCCTCGACCTCGCCATCGGCACCGGCGCGATCTGCTGCGACCTCAACGACGCGCGTGACGGCCTCGCCTTCGACTGCGTGCCGATCGCCCGCCTCGCCATCGAGGAGTCGCCCTTCGGCATGGTCGAGACCGTGTTCGAGGACAAGAAGCTCGCCATCCGCTCGATCCGCCGGCTGTACGGCGGCAAGGTCGTGCTGCCCGACGCCTGGTCGCGTGACAAGGACCACGTCGAGAAGGACTTCGTGCAGGCCGTCGTGTTCGAGCCGAAGGCGAAGCGCTACCACCTGATCCTGTTCGCGAAGAACCCGAAGGCGCTGCTCTACCACCGCGACCTCGAGGACAGCTCGCCCTACATCGTGTTCCGCTGGTCAGTGGTCCCGGGCGAGGTGTTCGGCCGCGGCCCCGTCGTCGATGCACTCGCCGACATCCGCACGCTGAACCTGGTCGTCGAGTACATGCTGCGCGGGGCCGCGCTGACGCTGGCGCCGCCGCTCACGGGCGTCTCCGATGGCGTGCTGAACCCGTTCACCGCGGTCATCGCCCCCGACACCATCATCCCGGTGGGCTCGAACGAGACGGCGAACCCCTCGCTGCGGCCGCTGGTGACCGACATGCGCCCGGACCTCGGCCAGTTCCTGCTCGAGGACATGCGCCGCAGCGTGCGGCAGAAGCTCCTCGCCGACCCACGCCGGCGGGAGGGGCCGATCCAGTCGGCGAGCGAGGTGCTGATCGAGGACCGCGAGTTCATCCAGCAGACCGGCGCGAACTTCGGCCGCGTGCAGGCGGAGTTCGTCGAGCGCGTCATCGCGCGCTCCGTGTGGCTGCTGCAGAGGATCGGCGCCATGGCCAAGATCAAGGTCGACGGTCGGGAGATCGCGCTCAAGCACACCTCGCCGCTCGCCCGCGCCCAGGACACCGAGGACCTGCAGAACCTGGCGAATGCCACGAGCCTCGCCGCGGCTGCGGCCGGCGCCGAGGCCTACCAGCTCGCTGTGAAGACCGACGAGATCCCCGGCTACATCTTCCGCAAGGCGGGCATCCCCGCCGACCTCATCCGCACGAAGGAAGAGCGCGATGAAGCCATGGCGCGCATCGAAACCGCGCTCACCCAAGCCCAGGGGGCGCCGCCGGGAGCCGCGGCTGCTGCGTGACGCCCGACGACATCCTCAAGCTCAAGGGCTGGGAGTTCCTCGACTCCGAGAAGGTCCGGGCGAGCCGCGGTAAGGCCGCAGCCAACGCGCACGCGCTCGACGTGCTCGCCTACGACACCTTCAGCACCACGGCCGGCAAGAAGCTGCTGCGCTGGATGGTGCAGCAGACGATCCTGCGGCCGACCGTGACCGGCGCCGCGTCCCAGTTCCAGGCGGGTATCCGCGAGGGCCAGAACGACCTGGTCCGCCAGATCCTCGCCATGATCGAGCGCAGCCAGAAAGGACCGCAGCCATGAACCTGTTGACCGCAGGGGCGGAGCCCGCCCCGCCTGCCCAACCCACGCCGCCGCCAGCCGGCGGCGAGCCGGCCAAACCCGCGAGCCAGCCGACGCAGCCGAGCACCAAGCCCGTCGTCGAGTTCACCCCCGAACCCCCGCGCGAGCCCGTACCCGACAAGCCGCCCGCGCCCGCCTACCCGACCTATGACCCGAAGGCCTACGGCGATATCGACCCTAAGACCGGGCGCCCCGCCAACGTGCCGTCCAAGTTCTGGGATTACGACAAGCGCGAGGTCAAGTGGGCGGACTTCCTGAAGCACTCGAACTGGCTGCAGAAGAAGCTCGGCGAGAAGCGCGAGCGCCCGCCCGACGCGTACACGCTCACCGCGGACGAGAGCTTCACGCCCCCCGAAGGCCTCGACCAGGACCCGGTCTACCAGAGCATGGCCGAGTTCGCGCGCAGCGAGCTCGAGCTGTCGCAGGGCCAGTGGGACGGGCTCGTCCGCCGCTACTGGTCAGCCATGGCGCAGTCGGGCACCGAGATCGCGCAGGCAGAGATTGCGAGCCTCGGCGATGGCGGGCTCGCGCGGATCGAACGGCTGCGCACGTTCCTCGAGGCCAACCTGGCACCCGAACACTACCAGGCGGCGCTGCAGGACGTGGGCCGCGCGCGTACCGTCACCTGGCTTGAGGAGCTGACGAAGGCGGTGCTGCCGCCGCCGCTCGAGCGCGACGGCGCGCAGGACTTCGGCGACACCGAGGAGACCTTGCGCAGCCTGCAGTTCGCCAAGGACGAGCACGGCAACCCGAAGATGGCCAACCCGGAGTACGCGCGCGACGTGCGCAAGCGCATGGCGGCCTTCCTCGCGCGCAAGCGGGGTGGCCGCTGAAATGTCGTGCGGCGCACGACAAATTGCTTGACCCGCGTCGGCGCCGCTGCATAGGCTGGCGCCGACCCTTTCCGCTGCCTGGCGGACCTACCGCGCGATCCGCGCGGCCCGCCGGCGGGACGCAGTGACGGCCGGGCGCATGGCGGCCGAGCGGCGGCCCGTTTCGACGGACCTACCGACGCGAGAACACCCCCTGTTTTCGTCACCGGAGGACCGTCATGTCCATCTTCCTTTCCGACGTTGCTCGAACCGAGTTCGACAACGAGGTCAAGCACGCCTATCAGGCCACGCCCGGCCTGCGCGGCACCGTCACGTTCCGCGGCGGCATCGTCGGCGGCGACTACAAGTTCCGCGCCATGGGCAAGGGCCTCGCCAAGCAGAAGGCGAGCCAGGACGACGTCGTGCCGATGAACGTCAGCCACGGCCTGCAGACCGCCACGCTGCAGGACTGGCACGCGGCCGAGTACACCGACATCTTCGACGCCGCCGAGGTCAACTTCGACGAGCAGCGCGAGCTCGCTACGACCATCGCCGAGGCCATCCGCCGGCGCGAGGACCAGTTGATCATCGACGCGCTCGATGCCGCCTCATCGACCTACACGGTGGGCGTCAACATCGGCGGCACCAACACCGGCCTGAACGTCGACAAGTTGCGCCGCGCGAAGCGACTCATGGACGCGAATGGCGTGCCGCCGGGCGACCGCTTTCTGGCCCTGAACGCCTACGCGCTCGAGAACCTGCTCGGCACCACGCAGGCGACCAGTGCCGACTTCAACACCGTCAAGGCGCTGGTGCAGGGCGACATCGACACCTTCATGGGCTTCAAGTTCAAGCTCGTGCCCGACCAGGACGAGGGCGGGCTGGCGAGTCCGGGCGCGAACCAGCGCACGCTCTTCGCCTACCACAAGGCTGCCATCGGCCTCGCCACCGCGATCGAAAAGGGCGTGACCGTGGACTGGGTCCCGCAGAAGCGCTCCTGGCTCGCCTGCCAGGACTACAAGGCCGGTGCCGTCGCGCGCGACGGGGCTGCCGGTTCCACCAGCATCAAGGGTATCGTCGAGCTCACGGCCTACGAGGCCTGAGCGGGACCTGACCAGGAGCAGCACACATGGCTTTCAATCGCACCTACCTCTACTGCGTCGGCCCCGCGGCGGGTCCGCGGCGAATCTGGAAATACGACACGCTCGATTCGCTGGCGACAGTGGACACGACGGGGTACTTCAACAGCGCCTCGAAGGAGTTGGCCGTCGGCGACGAGATTCACACCCTGGTGTGGGCTACGGCGATCGGCGCCGGCGGCACGCTGTCGGCCGCCGGCATCTGCCACGTCCTCTCGAACGCGAGCGGCGTGGTCGACGTCAGCGACCACACGGCGCTCAACATCGCCACCGACACCGACTGACGCTTCCCCCGCCGCTGGCTGCGGCAACTTCGGCCGGCGGGGAGTCACATCCCCGCCGGCCTCTTCGCAAGGAGACGACGACATGGCGACCCGTTCCTTCCGGCTGCTGCACACTGGCCAGCGCGACCAGATCGCCTCCGTGGCGAATGACACCGCCGGCGGCACGATCATCGCGAGCGGCGCCATCGAGGTGCTGATCGACGACACGCGCTTCAAGGATAAGGGCCAGGTGGTCGCGGCGTTGCGCACCATCGAGGCGGCCATCCTCGGCACCGGCTTTGCGTTGACCGGCACGACCTGACCGGAGGCCGGCCATGGCCTCCTCGCAGCTCGCCATCATCAACCTGGCGTGCCTCCTCATCGGGGAGACGCCGCTCGTCGCCATGACGCAGCAGTCGCGCACGCGTGAGGTGGGCGAGGCGGCCTACGAGAACGCCATCCGCTCGGCGCTGTCGCGCGGTCCGTGGCGGTTCGCCGACACCAAGGTAACGCTCTCGCGGCTCGCCGAGGCCCCGCTGAACGAACGAGCTTACGCCTACCAGATCCCGGCCGACTGCTGCCGCGTGAACCGGGTGTACCCGGACGGCCCCTACGAGATCTACGGCGACCAGATCCACTCGAACTCGACCAGCCTCGCCATGGATTACGAGCGTCGCCGGCCGAATCCAGAGCTCGAGGCGATCATGCCGCCGCACTTCGAGCGCTACGCCGCGCATGAGCTGGCGCCGTTCATGGTGGCCGGGATCACGGGCGACGAGGCGCGCGTCGAGAAGTTCGAGCAGTGGCGCGCGCGCGCGCTCGGCGAGGCGCTGTCGATCGACGCCCAACAGCGGCCGAACCAGCTCATGCGCCATTCCCCGTTCATCGACGTGCGGCGCACGGGCCGCACGGTGTAGCGCCATGGCATTCGAGCGCGAGTCGCTGTACTGCGCCGGCCCCGATGCCGGGCTGAATCGCATCTGGCTGTACCAAACGACCGACGGGCCCGAGACCGTGGCGGCGGCCGGTTACTTCCGCGCTGCTCGCGACGAATTCCGCGTGGGCGACGTCGTCATGGTGACCGTGCTGTCGAGCGGCATCATCACACGCCTCGCGCAGTACGTCGTGACGAGTCGCGACAACGCGACCGTGACCGTCGAGAACCTGACCGGCTCGACGCTCGGTGCCGGCGTCGGCGTCTACAGCGTCCTCGATGAGGGCGCCAGCCCCAACAATTCCACGCCTGGCCTGCCGCCATTCCAGCGCACCATCGGCAAGATCGCCACCCGCGCCGGCGTGATGCGTATCGACATCTCCTACCCGATCAGCGGCGTCGCCACACCGGGCTATTACGTCGGCGGCGACTGGTATCCATCCATCGGCACTGCCGCAGAGGCCATCCCTGGCGGCGTGACCGACTGGCGCGGGCGGGTGATCCTGCAGTCTGGCCCGCTGGTGGTGCCGCACGGGCACTGGATCGATGGCAAGAACGCGGTGCCGACCAACGACCAGGCGCCCGGTGGCGCGGAGTTGTGGGCGGCCGGCGGCTACACGGGAACCGGCAACCGACTCGTCCAGTTACTGCCGTCCAACAACACCGGCGGAGGCGACCACACGCGCATCGACCATCTGCTGATCAACGGCCGTGATGCCCTGGCCGGCCTCATTGGAATCTGGTCGGACAGTATCCAGGAGAACAGCGGTGCGTTCGACTTCTGCATTCGCGGCTGTGACTACGGAGTGGTGCTGCAGGCGGCCGCCGGCATCAGTCCTGCCAATTTCTCCTTCGAGCGCGGGCACATCGTCATGTCCACCGGCACGGCGGCAGCGTTCGACGGGTTTCAGTGCTTCGGTACGAAGGGCAACATCAAGAAGATCACCTGCGTCAATACCCGCACGACTGACACAGGCGACTCCGCCTTCGTCTTTCGCGGCTCGGACCATTACGGCGAGAACCTGCACTTCGAGGGTTTCGACTACGGCGCGACCATCGGCGGACCGGCTGCCGGCGTCGGCGTCGACAACGGCACCTGGGACTTCGACATTCGTCTCAACGGTCTGCACGGCTACAACCTGTCGACCCAGCCAGGCCTGCGAGCGGCGGCGCGGATCCGTGGCAACTCCGCCAGCGTCTTCAACATCAAGGTCGAAGACGTAACGATCAATGAGCTGTATGCGTGGGCGGCCAGCACCGCCTACACCGTCGGCCAGAGGCGCACGATCAGCACCTCGCGCCTGGTCATGCTGGAATGCACGGTGGCCGGCACCAGTGGCGGGGCGGAGCCGGCGGTCGGCACGCCGGGCGGGACCGTCGTGGATGGGACCGTGACCTGGCAGTACGTCTACACCGCGCTGGTGCTGGACGAGGTCAACAACATCATCATCCCGGCCTCGCTCACCTCGCGGCAGCTCATGTGCTATGAGTTCGGCGGGACGGTCGGGCGCGATGCGGGCGGCACGACGGTCCGCCCGGTCCACTGCACCTACTACAACCACCTCGGCGCGCAGAACGATGCGCTCATGGCGAAGGTGCTGGATGGCGCCACGACGCAGGACGTCGACCGCGGGTTTGCGGCTGGCGGCAATGCCGGCATCATCCAGTTCCGCGGCACGGCCGGCGGCGCGGCCGAGGAAATCCGGACCCTGTCCGACCCGCAGCACGGCGACCAGTGCTACTTCCATTGCGTGGACCCGGTGACCATCCGCCACAACGCGGCCGGCGGCACGGCCGCGCACCGGTTCCACTGCGCAACAGGCGCCGACATCAACGCCGGGCGCGACACTTTCTGGCGCGCCACTTACGGCGACCCGCGCGGCTCGAACACCTGGACCGGCCCGCTCAGTGCGCTGAATGCGACGTTCGACCGCTGGTACGTTGAACAGGTGGTCTGAGTGCCCCGCGCCAACCTCATCAAGTCCACGTTCACGAGCGGCGTGCTCGACCCGCGGCTGTACTCGCGCGTTGACACGACGCACTACGAGCGCGGGTTGCAGGCGGGCGACAACGTCGTGGTGACACCCTACGGCGGCGTGCGCCGGCGCGGCGGCTTCCGGCGGGTGGACGAGCTGTCGAGCGATTCAGGCATCAACGTGCGCCTCGTGCCGTTCTCGTACAACTCCAACGCCGACCAGTACGTCCTCGCCTTCACGGTGCAGGGCGGCGTGGCGCGCATCTGCTTCTTCAAGAACGGCGCCCCGATCATGAACATCAACGGGTCTGGCAACCCCTACATCGCCTCGCCGTGGGCGGCGTCCGCCTACGCGGGGCTGCGCTGGGCCCAAACGGCCGACGTCATGGTCATGGTGCACGAGGACTACGCGCCACGGACCATCGTGCGCGGGGCCGCCGACAACCTCTGGACGATCACGACGATCACGTTCACGAACGTGCCGCAGGTCGACTTCAACGACGGTGCCTCGCCGGTCCCGGTCTCCGAGGTACAGACGATCACCTTCGGCGGCGCGCCGGCGGTCGGCAACACGTATCGGATCGACCTCGAGGGCGTGCTCACCGAGACCATCACCTGGGCGGGGGATGGCTCCGCCTCCGAACAGGCGGCCAACATCACGCGGCTCACCAAGGCCCTCTCCAAGCTCTACAACACCGGCGACGGTGATATCGTCGTGGCGCGCACCGGCGCGCTGACCTACACCGTGACCTTCCAGAACGGCGCGGCCCGCAACTACGACCTGATGACCGGCTTCGGGGTTACGGGGACGATCACGCTCGCGATCGCGCCGACAGCCAACGGCAGCCCACGCACCGAGCCGCTGTGGAGCGCCGGGCGGGGCTACGCGCGCAGCGTGTGCTTCTGGGAGAACCGCCTCGTGTTCGGCGGCTTCAAGAGCAAGCCGCAGACGGTGGCCATGTCGGCGACCAACGACCCGTACAACTTCAACACCGGCGAGGGCCTCGACGACGACGCGATCCTGCGCACTCTAGAGACCGACCAGGTCAACAAGATCGTGGCGGTCGTGCCGTCGAAGCACCTGCAGGTCTTCACCGAGGGCGCCGAGTTCTACTTCCCCGACCAGCCGCTGACGCCGGCCGCCTCCGGCGTGATCCCGCAGACCACCTACGGCTGCAACGGCGTACGGCCGGTGGAGCTCGACGGCGCGACGCTCTTCCTCGACGAGGAGGGGCGGGGGCTGCGTCAGTTCCTGTACTCCGACATCGAGCAGGCCTACCAGGCGCCGAGCGCCTCGCGGCTGTCCTCCGCGCTCATCAACGCGCCGGTGGCGATGGCGACCACGCAGGCGAGCGCCGACGACGAGGGCAGCTACCTCTTCGTCGTTAACGCCGACGGCACGGTCGCCGTGATGATGAGCGAGCGCTCCGAGGAGATCCTCGCGTGGACGCGCTGGACCACGCTCGGCGAGATCAAGGACGTGTGCGTCCTCACCGACGAGGTCTACTTCATCGTCCGCTACAACAGCGCGGCCGCCGGCGCCAACCGCTACGACCTGGTCCTCGTCGACTCGGGCTACTACATGGACGATGCGGAGCAGCTCACCGCCGGCGCGCCCACCGTCACCTTCGCCGGCGTCAACGGCCGCCTGAACGGCGTCGCGCTGCGCCTGCGTGGTGACAACGGCGTCATGCCCGACGAGGCGCCGGTCGCCGGCGTGCTGACCGTCGACTGGCCGGTGACGACGCTGCAGTGGGGGCTCAACTTCGACGTGACCGTCACGCCGATGCCGGGCGCGCTGGTCTCGAACTACTTCGCCGGCGTGAACCGCCGGGCCCGGCTCGGGCGCTGTCAGGCGCGGGTGAAGTCCACTCTGGGCATGAAGATCAACGGCTACCCGATGGACGAGCGCCGCCTCGACGTCGACCCGCTCGACACGGCGCCCGATGCGCTGTCCGGCGTCGTCGAGGTCTGCCTCGGCGGCTGGGGCACGGGTGTGGCGCCGGTCGTCACGCAGACCGACCCGCTGCCGCTGCAATTGCTATCGCTCGAGTACGAGCTGGAGATGCACTGATGGGCCATGCCGCGGCAGCGTGGACCTTCGTTGCCATCATGGCGGGCTCGCAGGTCTACGCGGGCTACCAGAAGAAGCAGGCGGGCAAGGCGCAGCAGTACGAGTACGAGGCGCAGGCGCGCCAAGAGCGCATGGCGGCGCGCGACCGCGAGATCGAGCGCCGGCAGCGGCTGCTGAAGTCACTCGCCAAGGCCTCGGTGCAGTTCGGCGCCCAGGGCACGACGTTCGAGGGCTCGCCCTCGGCGCTGCTCCTGAACGACTTCCGCGAGTTCGAGCTCGAAAACACGACCGCCGCGGCCCAGAACGCCGCCACCCAGAGCGCGCTGAATGCCGCCGGCAAGAACTATGCCCGCCTCGGCCGCATAGGTTTCGTCGGCGGGATCCTCGAGGCGGCCGGCACGGTCGCGGGCGGGCCGTGGCTAGCCAAGAAGCCGCCTACGACCATCTCGAGCACGACAACGACGCTGCCGCAGCCTGGCGTGAGGATGTCCTGATGCCCTTCGAGCGCGAGAAACTGTTCCGGCCGACTGGCATAGACACCCACCAAGCCGACGTCCACTTCGCCAACATCGACGCGCTGATGGCCTTCCAGCGGCCGCTCGAGCAGGCGATGAACAGCGCGCTCGCCGAGGTGGGCGCGCAGGCCGGCGCCGAGGCCGGTGCGAATCGGCAGGGTGGGCTGCGGCCGGCCATCGGTCCTGGCGCGCGCGCCTACAACGAGGCGTTCCTGCGCAGCTACACGCTCGACGTCTATGCCGACACCGAGCAGGACTTCCTGCGCCTCGAGCAGGAGGCCGCCGGCGATCCCGACAAGTTCGCTAAGTCCGCCACCGCGCGCCGCGAGGCCATTCTGGCGGAGGTCGACCCCTCCGTCCGGCCGTACATCGACGCCGCGATCCGCGAGCGCGTGGGCGCGGCCACCTCCAGGCTACGCCTGTCGGCGATGGCGCAGGCCGAGGCGGGCATGAAGGAGTCCACCATCCGCGGCCTCGACGCCATCCGGCGCGACGTCTCGCGCTACCTGAGCGCGGGCGACGACGTCAGCCGGGCGAAGGGCATGGCACTCGCCCAGGAGTACGGCCGCCAGGTCGACCTCGGCGTACGCGACGGCATCTTCACGCCGGCCGAGGGCCAGAAGATGGTCGAGGCCGCGCTCAAGGCGAACGCGACGGATCTCGCGCTCGGTCGCTTCAACCTCGAAGCGAGCCGCCCCGGCGGTGACCCAGTCCGGCTGATCCGCGAGACGCTGGAATCCGACGACCCGGCCTTCGATGACGCCGATCGGCAGGCGCTCGGGGCCGAGATGATGCGCCGGCTCGGCCAGCAGAACATGCTCATGCAGGCGGAGGTCGCCAGGCAGGAGGCCGAGATGCGGGCGCGCTGGGCGGCCACCGAGCAGGAGGCGACGATCCGCTTGCTCAACGGCACGCTGACGACGTCCTGGCTGTCGTCGAAGGTGGCCAGCGGCGCCATGGATCCGCAGCTCGCACGCACGATGCGCGAGGCCGCCGCCGCCAGCGGGCTCGGCGCCGACGAGGCGGACGACCCGACGCAGCTCGCCGGGCTCGCTGCCGACTGGCGGACCATGACGACCGACCAGGTGCTCGCCATGCCTGGCCTGTCGTGGAAGACCCGCATCGAATACGTCGGGAAGATCGCCGACAAGGAAGCGGACTGGCGGGATTCCGACCCCGTGCAGGAGGCGCGCGCGCGCATCGACCGCGAGCTCGGGACCTCGGACGTGGCCATCGGGCTCGCCAGCGACCCAGTGAAACTGCGCCGCTCGCTCGCCCTGACGCGGCTCGACCGCGACCTCGCGGCCCTGCCGCCCGAGGAGCGCGAGGCCAAGGCCATCGAGGTGGCGGACGCCATCATCACCGAGGTCATTCGCGGCGACAAGACAAAGGCGCTGGAAGGCCTGCAGGCGCGGCGCAATCGCAAGATCGCGCGCGTGCTGCAGCAGGAGGGCGTCGCGTCCGTCGCCGAGCTCGACGCCGAGCAGCGGGCCGAGCTCGACAAGGACCTGGCGCGCCTCGATCAGCAGGCCGAGGAGCTGAGGAGCGAACTTGCCCGCTGACACCCTCAACGAGCAGGCGCTCGCCGGGATCTTCCCGCAGGTCGACGACGCCGAGGAGGCCGAGGATCAGCAGCTCCTCGACCGCATCCGGGCCATCCGCGAGGACAAGGCCCGGACGGCCGTGCTGGAGGGGCTGGCGACCGTCGGCAACGCCACCGGGCACCCAGGTGTGGCGCCGGTTGTGCACCCCGACGACGCCACCGCGATCGTGAAGTGGGCGGCGAAGCTGCCGCAGGACGTCGGCATCGCCGTGTGGGACACGGTGCGCAACGTCGCCGAGCTCTCGCTCGATGCGGGCGCCGCGATTGCGGACGCGCAGTTTCAACAGCTCGCGCCCATGGCCGAGGCGATGGGCTCCAAGGCGGCGCAGGCGGGCGGCGCCGCGTACCGCGAGCGGAAGGCCGCCGACAGCACGCCAGGCGCCCGTGCGCTGCGCGACCTGCAGGTGCGCCAGGGCGCCGACCTGCCGCCGAACCTCGACGACGTGACCTCGCTCGACCTGCGCGACATCGCCCCTGAGTGGGTGGATGCCATCGACAAGGCGCGTGCCTGGGCCGGGCAGGGGGACAACCAGGCGGACGTCATCACGCAGAAGCTCTTCCAGTTCGCCGGGCCGTTCGCCGGGATGCTGCGCGTGCTCGGCGGCGTCTCCAGGGCGCCGGGGGTCGCGACCTGGCTCGCCAACACGGGCAAGGTGGCGGCGGCAGACGTGCTCACGAGCTATGCGGTGTTCGACCCGCACGAAGCGCGCTTCGCCGACCTGCTGAAGGAGATCGGCCCGCAGGACAACCGCCTGCTGAACGACTACATCGACTACGCGATGAGCTCGCGCGACGACACCGACGCGGAGGGCCGCTGGAAGAACGCGGTCGACGGCTTCGTGGTCGGCCTGCCGTTCGCGGCGGGGGGCGCCATCTTCCACTCCGGCAAGGCGCTGGCGCGCACCGCGCGCGGCGAATGGCGGGCGCCCATGCTGCCCGAAGGCGAGGCCACGCCGGCCCTGCCAGGAGCTGCGCCGTCAGCCGAGGCGAGCGCCGGGCGCCTGCCGGTGTCAGCCGAGTTCGAGCAGTACGAGCGGCAGCTCACGCCAGAGACGCGTGCAGAACTGATCGCGATGCGTGCTGACGCAGAGGCCTACCTGCCGGCCTACCGAGACCAGATTCGCGCGATCGCCGAGGAGGTGACGGGCAGCGCCGACAACGCGCGCGTGCCACCTCTGAAGGGCTGGGATCGCATCGCCCAGAAGGTCACGACGGAAGAGGGGGGCAAGGCTGCAGGGATCCGCGACCTCGTGCGCAGCACGATCCTCGTCAAGTCCACCGATGAGGGGCAGGGCCTGTGGGATCGGCTGCACTCAACCTTCGGCCAGGCGCCGAACACATCTGCACGGCGCAGCCTGATCGACATCGCGCCCGATGACTTCGGCTACGTCGACATCAAGCTCAACGTCCCCGGGCCGAACGGGCGGGTCTATGAAATCCAGGCGACGACCCCCGAGCTGTGGGATCTGAAGGAGAACGGCGGGCACGTCTTCTACGCGAAGGCGCGCGACATCGCCGGGCGTGCGGCCGCTGAGGCCCGCCCACTGTCAGCCGATGAGCTAAAGCAGATCGAAGAACTGAAGCGGCAGAGCCGCGAGCACTACGCGCCTGGCTTGGAGGCGTTGCGCTCTCGCCGTGCGCCCTTGACCGCGACCACGACGCCATTGGCGAACCGGAAGGAGCCGTCAGGCAGCTCCTCGAGGCAGGCGGAATGATCCGGGCTCATCCAGTAATCCCGCCCGCCGTGTTCCCAAGACTCCCAGTCGGTCCCAGGCTTCAGCGCCTTGCTGTGGGCTTGACCGTCCACGTCGACATTATACCGCAGGGGGAGCGGCCCGATGCCTGATTATGGAATATCGGCGCTGCTGAAGGGCATCCGCGAGGGCTCGGCCGCTCGCCGCCTGCAGCCCATCGAGGAGACGGCCGCGGAGGCCATGGCCCGCCAGCGCGCGGCCGTCCCGCAGCCGGTGCCGCTGCGCGCACCCGAGCCCATCGCGCCGCGCGAGGTCGCGCCGACCATCCCCGATCCGGCGCCGCCCGCCCTGCCGCCAGCCCTGCCGCCCGTGGAGGTGCCGCCGCCGGTCAGCCGCCAGGGCGAGGTCGACGTGCCGGCCGAGGCCGCGCGATTGCAGCGGCTGCGCCTCGGCGACTACGACCTCGGCGAGTCGTGGCAGCCGAACTACGACATGATCCACACGGCCGACGACGTGCAGGCCGTGATCGCGGACGCGGCCGAGCGCAACCGCGCCCAGATCAGCGCCTCCCGGCGCGGCGTCATCACGCACGAGGAGCTGCGCCGCCTCGCCGAGGACGTCGGCGGTGAGACGGCAGCGATCGAGGCCGTGTTGCGCCGCGAGACCGGCGGCGCGCTGCCGCCCCCCGAGG